TATGCAATTATTCCTCTCATTGAAGCTCGTATGAACGATGCAACCAATGTGATGATGGATGCAATGGCTACTGCTTTGTACACAAACTACACGAACACTCAGCAATTTATTGGTTTACCTGGCGCAATTGACGATGGTACTAACATGGGTACATACGGTAATATCAACCGTAGCACCTATACTTGGTGGCAGTCAAAGGTTTACAACGCTGGCTCAGTAAACCCAACTCGTCAAAATATCCTTCAGTACATTTCTGGAACTGTTAAAAACGGTGCAGAAGTGCCTACTTTTGGCGTTTGCGGATTCGGTACTTGGACACTATTAGCTCAAGATTATGTTGGTCAAGAGCAGTATGTGATTACCCCAGGTAGCGGTTTTGATGGTGAAGCCAATGGACCACAAGCAGCTTTCCGTGCTTTGATGGTTGCTGGTGTACCTATTTATCCAGATCCTTATTGCCCAGAGGGTACTGTCTATTTCATTAACTCGAACTACTTGAGCTTGTATATCCATGACCAAGGTAGCTTCGTGTTTACTGGATTTGAAAGCACTCTACCAAACTGGCAGATTGGTTATGTTGGCGCTGTCTTGATGATTGCCGAATTGGTAAGCACCAAGCCTAAGTCGATGACCAGAGTTTCTGGCTACAACTCTATTTCGTTATAAGGAGAACTAGTCATGGCACTCGGCTTAAATAAAATCCTGATCTCAGGTAGCAATACCAATACTCCTGGAGCTTATTGGCAGCTTACAACTGTAAGTGCAACTACTGCTGGTACTGTTGTACCCGCTGGTACTTACATTGCATTTGCAACTGCTAATGTGATTATCCAAGCTGTATCGGCTTACAACACAACAACCAGCACAGCAACTTGGTCCAATGTGGGCGCAATTAATGTGGGTGGTGTTGTGATCTCCGATGGTGTAAATGTCCGCTTGCTGGCAACTACCAACGCTACAGTAACTCTTGCTACTGTAAACGGTGGTGAAGCTGCTTCTGGCACTTACAACGATTAAGGAGAGAAACAATGGCTAACCCAAATCATGTAGGTAATCTTTACCTTGATAGTTTTGGATACGGGCTAATTGGAAAATTAACTGCACAGTCACTAGCAACAACGGGGACTGCCGCAATTAAGATTCCTCTCGTATCAGGCGGGTTAACCAACGGTGGCGCTACTAGCAATTCTGGTGGGGTAATCATTCGTCAAGTGACGGTGCAAAACCCTACTGGAAGCGTTGCAAGTGCTGATATTGGTATTACTATTTCTAGTGCTGGAAACATGGGCGCATCCAATGTGGTTGTTGCCAATGTGACCTTGAGCGCTGTTAGCGCATCTGGAAAATACCAAGACCTAGCAATTGCATATCCAGCAAACACCGTTGTTTCTGGCGCATCAACTCAAGCTCTATATGTGAATGTCAATACCGCTTCTGGTAATGCAAACACCGTAGATATTTGTGTTTATGGACAAGTGGTGAGCTTCTAATGATTTATGTAACCAATAACTCAGACCAAGACCTAAGAGATGGCTTCGGTGGAGTATTTTATGACTTTAAAAAAGGCGCAACTGTAGAGATTTCAGAGGAAGCTGCCCGTCATATTTTTGGTTACGGTAAAGAAGATAAGACCACCCACTTGGCTAGGTTGGGTTGGATAAAGACCGCTAACGAATACCAAGATGGTTTGGCTCGTTTAGCAAAATGGGATTTGTCCACACAACCGCCTAAAAAGAACCAATCGTTATCCCCGTTGGTGGAAAGAGTACCCCTACCTTCCCAAAAGAGGGTGGGGGGAAAAGTCCTCTCGGTGGCAGCATGACTTATGGAGTTTAAATGGCAACTCTATCGACTTACATTACGGAAGTCAGACGATTACTCCATGATGCAAACGGAAACTTTTATAGCGATTCACAATTAACCGATTACATTAATGGCTCAAGAGAGCGTGTAGTCCGTGATACTGGCTGTCTTAGGACAATCCAGATTGTACAAACTCCGTCTAAAGTTCCCGCTTCCGCAGCATTAAATGGAGCAACACCAACCAATCCTACAGCATGGACAGCTAGTACAGCCTATGCTTTAAACGATTTTATTTTTAGCAATATCTTTATTTATCAAGTGACTACGGCTGGTACAACTAGCGCATCTGCACCTCCGTATCCACAAAGTCAGCAAAATAATATTACCAATTACCCGCCATCTACCGAGTTTTTAAACGGTACTTGCGGACTTACTTATGTTGGTAATTGCGAGAATATTTACTACGCAGCAATGCCATCTGGCGACAGAACACTTGATATTATTAATATTAATCTTTACTGGGGTAACACCCGTGTGCCATTGGATTACTTGGCTTGGTCAGATTTCAATGTGCGCTTACGCTTTTGGCAAAACTACATTGGCAGACCTCTGGCATTTAGCAACTATGGACAGAGCAATATTTACATTGGACCAATTCCAGACGAAGCCTATCAGCTAGAAATTGATACGGTTGTGCTGCCATTACCCCTTGTAACTAGCTCTGAAGTCGATACCATCAAAGATCCTTACACTACCTCGGTTAAGTTCTACGCAGCTTACTTAGCTAAGTATTATGAGCAAAGTTATGGGGAAGCTGAGATTTATAAACAAGAGTACAACAAGCAGACTGCTGCGGTTCTTACCTCGGTATTTACCCGTAGAATCCCAACACCTTATAGCTCACCCTACTAGCCATGGCAGCAGCGGAACAGAAAAAGTCCTATGCCGTTATTAAACAGTTTAGAGGGCTAAACACCAAAGCTAACCGTACAGCCATTGATGAGAGCGAGTTTGCCTGGCTAGAAAACTCTCAACCAATTGGCTATGGCAACATTAAGATTATTCCAAACAGCCAGGTTGTTACAAATTCTGGAGGTAATGCGGTAGTTTTTTCCAATACCGTTACACATTTAACCAATATCAATATTGGGCTAAATGACTATGTTGTAGCCTTTATGCAAGATGGCTCGGCACAGTATTTCAACATTAATACTGATACCTTTGGCAATGTGGCTGCTGCTGGCACTTTTAGCTCAACGGGCATAAACACTACCCAATGGAACAATGAGCGTATGCTCATCCTTGATCCGACAAAGGGTTACTTTAACTGGGATGGCAATAATGTTGTAACTATCGGATCGGTAGGAGTGATAGGAATTGTTAATCAGGGATCTGGTTATACCGAAGCTCCAACAGTCACCATTAGTGGCTCAGATCAAACTGGTGGGGAACGGGCTAATGCTACATCCACCATCTCAACAGGTAATGTAGTTACCTCTGTATCGGTTTCTAATGCTGGTACTGGATACACCAATGCAGCCAATTTAACCGTAACCTTTAGTGGTGGCGGGGGTGGTACTGGAGCTAATGCTGTAGCCCAATTATTTAGCTTTAAAACTGGAACTCTGTCTTTAGTCGTTACTAATGAAGGCTCAGGTTATACCAACGCAGCCAATACCATTGTGACTATTTCTGGTGGTGGTGGCGCTGGAGCAACAGCCGTACCAATTGTGGTCGGTAATGTGGTTACCCAGGTCATTATGACCAACCAAGGATCAGGCTACACCAACGCTGCCAATGTGACGGCAACGGTATCGGGTGGCGGTGGTAATGGAGCTGTATTGCAAGCCATCGTTAATTCTGAGCCTAATGTGGGCATAGCGAGCTTTTCAGGTCGTGTTTGGATTGCGGCTGGTCGATCAGTCTATTACAGCGCTGCGGGGTCGTATAGCGACTTTACAAGCGTTTCTGCTGGATCAGTAACCCTTACCGATTCTACTCTGCATGGCAACATTATTCAGCTACTAAGCGCCAACAACTTTTTGTACATTTTTGGTGACAATTCCATCAATGTGTTCTCGGATGTTAGGGTTACTACTAATGGTCTTACTCTATTTACAAACACCAATGTGAGCGCATCGGTTGGCTCAGAGCTAAAAAACGCCATATTTCCCTACTTCCGATCTGTTTTATTTATGAATGACTATGGTGTTTATGCTCTAGTTGGTTCAACCACCTCAAAATTATCTGATCCGTTAGATGGAATTTTCCCAAATATTGACTTTACAAACCCAGTTTACGCTGGTCAGGTCTTATTAAATAATATTCTTTGCGCTGCCTTTAATTTTAGGTACTTTGATTCAGCATTTACCAATAGCTATCGGTATATCCAGGCTGTTTTCTTTGAAAAGAAGTGGTTTATTTCTAGTCAAGGCAACGATATTAAGTACATTACTTCTGTGCCAGAGGAAGGTCAGATTGTAATGTATGGAACTTCTGGCAATAGCTTGTACCGTTTGTATGCAAATACTACAAGCGGCATTACCAGCCGTATAAGAACGGCATTATTGCCATTAACTGATCCAATTCGTACCAAACAAGCCCTTAAATTTGGTATTGAAGCAACACTTACCCAAGGCGCAGCTTTAGATGTGACCGTTGATTCTGAATCTGGATCTAGTCCTGTCTATCTTTTGGGTAATTTTATTACTTGGTATAACACAAGTAATGTCACAATCCCTTGGATAAATAACAGTTCTACTGTAATATCTTGGATAGGTGGATATGGCACGGGCTATCAGCTTTACAAGTCTGATGCTCAACAATGGGGTAAATACTTAGGGTTAACCATGACATCCAACTCGGCTGGATTTGTGGTCAACACATTTGAACTTGAACATGAATTAAGAGTGAGGTTTTAATATGCCAGTTCCGTATGTTTTTGGTAATGCAACGACTTCGATCCCGTTATCAAACCTTGATGCCAACTTTAATACACCAGTAACTATTGGTAATACCACCGTTGGTCTAGGCAATACAGTTACTACTGTTGGTAACCTAACGCTAACCAATGTAACCTTGTCTAGCGGTACTTCCAATATAACACTTGGAAATACGGCTGTTACGATTGGTAGCGCTACTACCTCAGTAGGTAATCTAGCATTAACCAATGTAACTATTACAACGATCCAAGAGCCAGCCAATGTAACGGCTACGGCAGCAAACGCCACAGTTAACATGGATTTGCTCAATAATGCTGTCCTTTACCTAACTTCTAATGCTGCTGGTAACTGGACTGTTAACTTTAGAGGAACATCAAGCACATCATTAAACACAATGATGAGCAATAACTCATCTATTTCTTGTACCGTTTTGGCTACCCAAGGAAATACTGCGTACTATAACTCAGTTGTTCAAGTAGATGGAAGCTCTGTTACCCCTAAATGGCAAGGCGGTACAGCACCTACTAGCGGAAACGCAAGCTCAATTGATAGTTATACCTATGTCATTATAAAAACGGGAAGTGCAGCATTTACAGTATTAGCAGCTCAAACAAAATTCGCATAGGTCAATAGATGCCACGCTTATCTAAAATTGGTGCAGCAGCCCTAGCAGCCTTTGGTTGGACAGGGCTATCTTCTGTTACTGCAAGTTACCTTCAAGTAGCTGGCGGTGGTGGTGGTGGTAGTGGCGACTTTGGTTCAGTTGGAGGAGCTGGCGGAGGAGCTGGTGGCTATTTAACTGGCACAACATCGTTAAACCTAGCTCAGTCTTACACAGTTCTTGTTGGTGCTGGTGGCGCTGGTGGCGTTTATTCAGGCGCAGGAGTTAGCGGTGTACAAGGGTCTAATTCCCAATTTGGCGTATTAACCGCTTCAGTTGGTGGCGGGTTTGGTGCTTATGGCACTGCTGGCGCTACTGGCGGGAATGGTGGATCAGGCGGTGGAGGTACTTTTGGTAATGGAGGTGGTACTGCAACTTCTGGTCAAGGCAGTAACGGTGGAACTGGCTCAAGCTCTTTAGATTGCCGTGGATCAGGTGGCGGAGGTGGTGCTAGTGCCGTTGGCGCAAACGGATCATCTGCTGGCGGCGGTAACGGTGGTAATGGTACTGCTTCATCCATCACAGGTACTTCTGTAACTTACGCTGGTGGCGGCGGCGGTGGTGCTTTATACCGTGGGGGTGGTTTTACTGTTCCAACAGTAGCAACGGGTGGTACAGGTGGCGGAGGTTCTAGCGGAGATGGAACTGGAGGAAATGGAAATCCAGGTACAGCAAATACAGGCGGTGGTGGCGGTGGACCAGTATCAGTTAATGCTGGAACATTCTTAAACGGTGGTAACGGTGGATCAGGCGTAGTCATCATCTCCTATCCAGGCGCACAACAATTCGGTGGCGGTGTCGTTACCTCAAGCGGTGGCAACACAATTCACACATTTACTACATCTGGCACATTAAGCCCATTAAATGCTTTGACAGCAAGCTATTTAATCGTAGCTGGTGGAGCAGGTGGTGGTAGTGGAGATGGCGGTGGTGGTGGCGCTGGAGGAATGCAAACTGGCTCTGGTTTAACAATTGACACCAACTCAATTTACGCAGTTACTGTAGGTGCTGGTGGAGCAGCTATTCTAAGTAATCCTGGAACAAACGGAGGTAATTCTTCGTTTTCTTTAGTCTCAACTGCGTCTGTTGGTGGTGGTACTGGAGGAACATCAGGCAATGGTTCAACAGGCGGCTCTGGCGGTGGAGGTGGTGCGGCAGGCTCTGGAACAACTAGCGGAGGTGCTGGTACTACTTCCCAAGGAAATGCTGGTGGAACTGGTGCTGGTGTTGCCGCTAATCGTGGTGCTGGCGGCGGTGGTGGTGCTGGCGCAACTGGTGGCAACGGAACAGGAAGCGGTGGTGGAATTGGGGGTGCTGGAGGAAATGGCTTAGCATCTTCTATTACAGGCTCATCCGTTACTTACGCTGGTGGTGGTGGCGGTAGCACTCAATTTGCTGCTGGAACTGCATCAGGCGGTACTGGTGGTGGCGGTGCTGGTGGAAATGCAGGTTCTGCTACTCAAGCAACTAATGGTTCTGCTAATTTAGGTGGCGGTGGTGGTGGTGAAGCTCTTTTAACTGGCGGTAATGGTGGCTCAGGCATCGTAATCATCTCCTACCCTGGCTCTGCTCAGCAAATGGCTGGCGGTACAGTTACCGTAGCTGGCGGTAATGTAATCCACACATTTACATCAAGCGGATACCTAACCCCGATCGTGTTAGTAAATAACTCATTGCGGTTTAGAAGTTCAGCCAGCGCTCAATTAACTAGAACAGTGCCTGGAGTTAATACCACGCAGTTAACATTTAGTTGCTGGTTTAAATCTAGCGTTAATTCAACTGACAATGTTCTCTACTCAACGGCAAACAACTCTAGTAATTACCTATATATAGGATTAAATTCTAACAATGTTCTTGATGTGCAAATTGGTGCAACAGCTAATAGAAGAGTAACAACGCAAGTATTTCGTGATCCGTCTGCTTGGTATCACTTAGTTGTTACATTTGATTCTACCCAAGCTACTGCGTCTAACAGAATTAGAATTTATGTTAACGGCTCAGAAGTAACTGCGTTTAGCACAAACACAACGGGTATGTCGCAAAATGCAAACTTACCATCAATTTCATCTACGCTAACAAACTACATTGGCGGTTATAACGGAAGCGCTGGCTTTTACTTTGATGGCTACATGACCGAAATTAATATGGTTTATGGTCAAGCACTAACACCAAACAGCTTCGGTACATTTAACGGACTCGGTGTCTGGCAACCTATCCGCTACGGTGGTAGCTACGGTACTAACGGCTTCTACTTACCGTTTACCAATACAACCAGCACGACTACCTTGGGATATGACTTCTCACCCAACGGCAACAACTGGACAACCAATAACATTAGCTTAACTGCTGGCTCTACTTATGACAGCATGACCGATGTGCCTACGCTGACAAGTGCTACTGTGGCTAATTATTGTGTAATGAATCCATTGAGAATTCAGAATGTAAATATTGCAGCTGGCACACTTTCTGATGGTAATTTAAAAATTACAACATCTGCATCTGATAATGCATATTCAAATCACTACGGCACGATGGCTTTTCCTACCACTGGAAAATGGTATTTTGAAGCCGTTTTTGCTGGTGCGTTTGGGAATGATGCTGGAAACTATGCTGGTATTACTGGTGTAAGTAATGGAAGTGCTGCTTGTACTATTGTAGTTACTAGTACAACTGCAATACAAAAGAATTTTTCCAATGTGCAGACAGGCTTGTCATTTGCTGTTGGCGATATTCTTGGAGTGGCTTTTGATGCAACCAATCTTACAGTTGATTTTTACAAAAACGGCTCTGCTTTTGGTTCACAAGTTACAGGATTAGATAGCGTAGAGTACACACCATTTATTCTTGCAGCCAATCCTGCAAACACGCAAAGTAGTTGGACATTAAATTTTGGACAACAACCATTTGCTCAGACCCCACCAACAAACTTTAAGGCACTAAACACATTTAACTTAACTACTCCTGCAATTGGTGCTACTGCATCTACAACAGCGAATAAGTATTTTGATGCTACGCTTTATACAGGCAATAGTTCTACACAAACTGTTACTAATTCAGGCTCTATGCAACCTGATTGGGTTTGGATTAAAGATAGGTCAGCAGTAGGTCAGCATGTATTAACTGATTCTGTTAGAGGTGTTGACAGGCAATTGTTTTCGTCTTTAACCAATGCGGAACAAACATCTGCCACCGCAATTACATCTTTCAATAGCAACGGCTTTACTACAGGAGCAAACCCATCTCCAACTGGAGCTACCAATAGTTCACCTGATGCTTTTGTAGCTTGGCAATGGAGAGCATCAAACGCTACTGCCGTAACCAACACACAAGGTTCTATTACATCTACAGTAAGTGCTAATACAACTGCTGGATTTAGTATTGTTACTGGAACAACATTAGCATCAGGTACTCTTTCTTATGGGCATGGATTAGGTGTGACTCCAGCAATGGTTATTTATAAATCAAGGGATACTGCTGGACAAAATTGGTGGGTGTGGCATCAATCATTACCAAATGCGGCAACTGGTAGAGCTTTGCAATTAAATACTACTAATGGTGAAGTAGCAGGAGCTTATTTTGGTACACCTGCTGTTTCTGATTCAATAGTTACACTTGCTGCCGCAGCACTTAACAGCGATTCTTTTGTTTCTTATGTCTTTGCACAAGTCGCTGGCTATAGTGCATTTGGCTCATACACAGGTAATGGTGACCCCAATGGAGCTTTTGTATATTTAGGATTTAGACCTAAGTTTGTTTTAATAAAATCAACAGCGTCAGGAACAAATTGGGTTTTACATGATTCTTCAAGAGAACCATTTAATGAAATGGGAACTAATTCTATTGGTTACGCTTTAAACCCAGAGAACAGTGTGGCAGAATCTACAAACGCAAATTTGTGGGCTATTGATTTTACATCAAATGGATTTAAAAATAGGTCAAGCAGTGCTTCAGTTAATAGCTCAGGACAAACCTATATATACATGGCATTTGCCGAAAACCCCTTTAAATACGCTAACGCAAGATAGGAAACACTATGTCATTTACTAGACAAGACGAAATCAGACCAGATGACCGCTATTACTGGGTAACAGCAAATCCAGACGGCTCATTTTCTAAAATCCCTAAGCAATTAGAGGACCGTGAAGAAGTCGATCAAGACGGCAATCCTATGTATGTCAAGGTTTTGGGTATGGTTGATGGTAAATCAGCTATGGTGGACTCTACCGAAAGACTCGTTACTAAAGGTTTAAAGTCTAACTTTATAGCCCAGATTAAACAAACTGCTGGATCAATCCTATCTCAGACTGACTGGATGGTAATTCGCAAATTTGAGCGCAGTATTGACATTCCAGCCGATACAGCAACCTATCGTGCTGCGGTAGTAGCTAAGGCTGCGGAACTAGAAACTGCTATTTCTGCCGTAACTAGCGTAGAAGAACTTATTGCTTTAAACCTATCATTTCCAACGGAGTAATCAATGGCGCACTTTGCTAAGATAGAAAACGGGCTTGTATCTCAGGTAGTAGTAGCTGAAGAATCATTCATCTCTACGGGAGCATTGGGTGATCCAGCATCATGGGTACAGACTTCGTACAACACCCGTGGTGGTATCCATTATGGGCAAGACGGTCAACCAAGTGGCAGAGAGCCTTTGCGTGGCAATTATGCTGGTATTGGCTATACATACGATGCTACTAACGATGTGTTTTATGCACCACAACCATATCCATCTTGGACTTTAAATAACACAACATGGCTTTGGGAATCGCCAGTACCTTATCCGCAAGGTGACAAACTATATAACTGGGATGAAGCTACAACTTCTTGGGTAGAGGTAGAAAATGGGAATTAATGCTTTTACTAAGACTGGTAACACAGTCACATTTACAGCTTATACAACTCCTCCTACACCAGTTCAGGTTACCAATACCACGATTGGCGGTAACCAATATCGCATTATTAATGCTGGTACTAGCATAGTATTTTTAGGCTATGGCACAACGGCTGCTGAAGCGACTGCTGCATCTGCTAATGTGACTACTAGCGGTTCTGCCTTTCCGCTGTTGGCTGGAACGGATGAGATTTTGACTTTTGTACCTAATGCATACTTTACGGGTACAAGCACAGCAAACGCAACAATTTACATCACACCTGGCGATGGAGTGTAAAACATGGTTCTTAAAGTCGTTACAAGCGGATCGGGCGGTGGTGCTACAGGGACAGTAACTCAGGTAGATACTGGTACTGGATTAACTGGCGGTCCAATTACTACTACTGGTACTGTTGCGCTTGCAAATACTACAGTAACGGCTGGAACTTATGGCAATGCAACAAGCGTTTCTCAGGTAATTGTAAACGCTCAAGGACAAATTACAGGAGCATCTAATGTTACGATTAGCGGCACTTCTCCTGGTGGCGCTGCTGGCGGTGATCTTTCTGGTACTTATCCAGATCCTTCGCTTAACACTTCTGGGGTTGTTGCGGGTATTTATGGCAATGCAACAACTGTTAGCCAAGTTACGATTGATGCAAAAGGAAGAATAACCACAGCAGCCAATGTAGCAATTGCTATTTCTAATACTGCTATTACTAATGGCAACATTACCCTAGGCAATACAACTGTTGGTCTAGGAAACACGGCAACTAGCCTTGGTAACTTAACTTTAGCAAATGCCACAATTTCTAGCGGAACAATGAATGTGTCTATTATTAACAGCACAGCCAATGTCACCGCTAATGCAACTTTCTTAACTTCTAGCTTACCGCTTGATCCAGAAGGGTATGTTGTTATTACTCTGAATGGCGTAGCTAAAAAGATTCCTTACTACTCGGTCTAATTATGGACACAACAGCAAACCTACTAATTGACGAAACACGGGCAAAACTCAATACCCATGAAG